GACATTCAAGCAACTAAAAAAAGCAAAGATTTTCGGATGTATAATAACGATGGAATACAAATTAGCAAAAGAGAACATTTAGACAAATTGTTTTTTATAGAACATATTTTAAGAGGATTGATAAATCGGCTGAAATGAGGAAAGAAAATTGATTAGGAAAATGAAAAAGAAAGTCGGAGCAGGAGATTTATTGGATGGGAGAATAGTCATCCCTAAAATAATGAAACAACTTAATTGTGATAGAGAGAAAGCCAAGAAAGTATTTTTGGCAATAAGATGGAAAGAAAATCAGAGAGTCCCCGACTTTGATAAGTTATTAGATGACACATTTACCAATTTACTACCGGAATCTACCAATTCGATAGAAAATAGTGGGAGGCTAAATGCAAATGATAATCAAAAAAGATAAAGTGTACGTGGGTGAGATTATATCAACCCATGATCACGAAATAGTTACTGAAGGATGGATAAGTATCAGGGATAAAGAAATTGCACAATTCAACGGACAATTTATTGACATTGAAATTATCATCAAACCAAACATAATAAAAACTGAAGAGGTAAAAAATAATGGAACTGCAAATAGAAGCGCCAAAAGTAATAGAAGACGGAAGACATCAGGGAGTAATAGTAGACATCAAATATAGAACAGACCCATACAAATATGTGGATCTGGTGATTGAGTTTGAAGATGAACAAAAAATTCAAGTGGGATATCCGCAAAAGTGTATGAAGGAATCTAAATTGGGGAAATTGTTAAGCAGGTTTGGTGTCAATTTGCCTGAAGGGGGCAGTGTCAACCCAAATAAAGAACTAGTGGGAAAACTATGTTTCTTTACCACTATCAGAGAGGGGAAATATGCAAGAGTGATCCCTGAATCTGTTAGACCAATTGAGGAAACTATTAAATGAAACTGCAAAGAGGAGACATCCAAAAGTCTATTGACTTGTTGAAAGATAGGATTGGAGAAATGAACATCGAAATGGGGATTAACGAACTAGTGTTAAAATCACTTGAAAAAGAAATTGAAAAATATCCTGCCCCTGCTAAAAATGTCAAAGAAAGTATAAGCGGGTAGGCTCAAAAAAGAGCCTAGATTACTTCAAGAGAGATAAAATTCGGATACTTTTTGAGAATATCTATACAATTCCCTCAGAAAGATTGATATAATCGATTTACATACTAACTGCGAAGCAGTTAGTCAGTTACAATGTATCATCTTTCTAACGAGGGAATGTCGGTATCTAGACTCAAAAAGCATCCAAACAATGTGTGTCTAATTGGGCAAGCCAACTAGTATCTTATCTCTCTTTCCGTAAAGTCAGGGCGCCCTGAATAGACTCTCCCTTTGGTCATAATCAAAATAACAAACACCTACGTGTTCAACTAGTATAGGAACATGACCACTCAGAAAATGAGTAGTCATAACCCAATACTAGTTCTTGGTTTACCCATATCCTCTACCCCCCCAACCCCCCTAACAAGGGGGGCTATAGGTGGCTCCCTTCGGTCGCCACGGGTATGATGAGTATGTATGTGCGAGTATCGTTATTAGTGTGTTAAGTGTGTGCAGGATTGCACAGGAAAATTTTAAAAAAATAAAAATTAATTAACAAAAATAATTAACCTAAAAACGTGGGGCTTGTCCCCCACACTGACATCGTTAATAATCAACAATGAATCTTTCCATAACTTTAGATCCTTGGCAGGAAGAATTTCTTTCCACTCCTGGCGACAAGATTTTATGTACTGGTCGCCAGGTAGGCAAATCCGTCATATGTGGCATTGACGCTGGCGAATATGCTGCCAATAACAAAAAGAAAGTAATCCTAATGATTGCTCCAACTGAACGTCAGGCTTACGCTTTATTTGAGAAGACTTTAGATTACTTGATCCACAATTACCGCAATTTAATAAGGAAGGGCAAAGACCGTCCGACGAAGACTAAGATTAATTTAACCAATGGCACAAAGATATGGTGTCTTCCGACTGGTATAAGCGGGTTAGGAATCCGCTTCCTAACCGTCCACCGCTTATATGTTGACGAAGCCAGCCGAATTCCTGCCGAAGTTTGGACTGCTGTAACTCCCATGATGTTAACCACTGGTGGAAATTCCATTTTGTTAAGCACTCCTGCTGGAAAGGACGGCTATTTTTACGACACTTGGATGAACAAGGACGACTCATTTAAATCTTACACTAGGTTTAGTGTAAACTCCGAACAAGTCATCTTAAATCGCCAGATTTGCGAAACATGGCACGAACTACAAAAAAATAAAGCTTTAGAGCATTTACAGAGAGAACGTTCACGGATGTCCTCTTTAGAATATGCTCAAGAATACTGCGGAGAATTTATTGACGAGTTACGTCAATTCTTCCCGACGGAACTGATAAAGTCGTGTATGGAGCTGAAGAAAAAAGCGAAAGAAGAACCACCCTCTCGCTCATCCGAAAAGCGCTATCTCGGCGTCGACGTTGCACGTCTTGGTGGAGATGACACCGTCCTTTTTTCTCTTACTGAAAATAGCGGACATCTTACAGAGCTTGAGATGGAGATTTACACAAAATGTTATCTTACTGATACCATCAAAAGAATTTTAAACTCTGACAGGAAACACAATTTCACTTCCATCTACATTGACGACGGCGGTTTAGGTGTAGGTGTATTCGACCCGCTCCTTGATCACCCTCAGACAAAAAGAAAAGTCGTAGCGATAAACAATTCAAGCCGAAGCCTGACTCGGGACGATGACAGAAGAAAGCGCCTTCTTAAGGAAGATTTGTATAACAATTTACTTTATTTAATGGAATCAGGGAAGATTTACCTGAAGGAGAGCAGTGAAACCTTCCAATCTTTAAAATCCATTCAAGCAGAATACACTAGTGGCAAGTTAAGAATTTTCGGGAACTACTCTCACATAACGGAAGCGTTAATCCGTGCTGCATGGGGAATTAAAAGCAAAAATTTAAATATTTATATAGAATACAATTAGATATGGTAGACACAGGAATATTTTGCACGACCGCAGAAGTCGAGCGCAAAGCGGGCGCGAGCTGCTCCGCAGTTTCCAAGACAGACACTTACACTAACGATTATGTCATGCAGGCAGAATCGTTAATTAATACAATATGCCGATACAATTTCAGCGACAATTATGCTGCTTTAAATGTTGACGTTAAGGGAATACTTAAAGAAATCGCTTCAAATCTTGCTGCAATTTATGTCATTCAGTATGACATGAGCAGTTTCACTTCAAGAATCGAAGCAGAAGACATGATCAACATTCTAAGGGATGCAGCATTACGAGGCTTATCTTTATTAAGAGATAAGAAGGCAACAGACTTTATCAACGGAGCTTGATAATGTCTCACGACTTTGTAAACTTCCCCGAACTCACAGACTCACAAATGCAAATTTATTATTTCCAATCGCCGCACAAACAGATTTTAGAAAGTTTTCACGGTGAATGTATTCGGGTAATTGACGGCGATACAATCATGGTCAGGATGAGCGAACGGAACTTCGACTTTCCTGTAAGATTTAACAACATCAACGCCCCTGAAATGAGCGAGGGTGGAAAACCAGCGAAACAATGGCTAAAAAATCGAATAGAAGGACAGAGTATAGATGTTCTTGTAGATCCCAAAAATCGTGTAGGAAAATATGGACGTTTATTAGGGACACCTTTACACAATGGAATGTCTTTAGGTCAAGAAATGATACAACTAGGCTTAGTAAATATCTTCGGAAAAGACAAAGAAGGTGCCGTGCCAGACATAAATAAAACAATTCCCTTCACCATGATCCCAAAAGAATGACTCTAAACATGCCCCAATTACTGAACACTTTCCCAACATCAGCAGCTGCAGGAGAAGGTTTTGAATCCCAATACGTAGAGAAGTTTTTTTTAGAAGCAACGGGGATAGTTCCTATTGGAAGCATTGTCTCTTGGTGTAAATCCTTTCCTGGCGTTCCTGCATTGGGTGCGGATACTTTATTTGTTGAATGTAACGGACAGGTGTTAAATGATCCATCGAGTCCGCTTGACGGACAAACAATCCCTAATTATAACGGCGAGAACAGATTCGCGAGGGGAAATGCAACAAGCGGTGGAACGGGGGGAACTGCCACTATTGGAAATCATACTCACGGATTGAATACTAACGTTCAAACACATGTTGACCAAACAGCTAAACGTGGAAGCTCAACAACCGTAACTGATTCAGGTGGTGGACACGATAATCAACCGCCTTATTTTGATGCTGTATGGATAATGAGGGTAAAATAACAATGGCAGAAACAAACATTTCAAGCGCTGACTATGGAGATTTTAAAAATACCATTACTGATTGGAGCGTAACTGCTGTCTCAACGGACGGTGCGACCGACCAGGACGAGACAAGCTGGGACAATGTCAACTTCTCAAAATATTTAGGGTATTACAAATCCGTCCCCGAACTAGCAGCCGCGATTGATGCAAAAGCCACTTGGACTATTGGCAAGGGTTTCAAATCTGATGAAATAACCCAATTAAGATTAATGCAAATTAAAGGCTGGGGCAAGGACACTTTTAACACCATCCTAGAGAATATGGTAAGGACATACCATATTGGCGGGGATGCTTTCGCAGAGATCATCAGGGACAAAAAAGAAAAAATAATCAACTTAAAACCTCTCAATCCCGAATCGATACGAATAGTAGCAAACAAGAAAGGAGTCATCAAGCGGTATGAACAGATAAATAAAGTCAAGGGACAAAGAAACCAAAGATTTGAACCTGATGATATATTTCATCTTGCAAGAAATCGTGTTGCAGATGAAATTCACGGAGTAAGCATAATTCCTGCTGTTGAAGAGATCATCAAAATGCGGCAGGAAGCTATGGCAGACTACAAAAAGCTCCTGCATAGGAACGTTTATCCAGTAAGAATCTGGCATTTAGATACGGATGACGCAACAAAAATCGCAGCGTTCAAAGTTAAAGCGGATAAAGCTTTCACTCAGGGCGAAAACATTTACATCCCTAAAGGAAATGTCGAAACAGAAATTGCCGCAGTTCCGACCAATGCAACAATGAATCCGTTGCCCTGGATAAATCAATTGAA